GCACAATTTACTATTAGTCAGAAAGTCTTTGCAATTGAAGAACAGCGTGAAGCGGTACAAGCAAGAATTCAAATTAAGCAAGACCAAATATTTGCAATTGAAAAATCAAGACAAGCAACACTTACACAAATAAGAGGTATTGAAGATTCTATTTATATTCTTGAAGAGCAACGTGAAGCAAAACTTCTTATCATTCGTGGATATGAAGATGATATTTATAACAAAAAAATCAAACAACTTGATCCTGCAATAAAGGCTTTAGAAGCAGAACAAAATAAAGTTCAAGCATTAAGAGATGAACTGCAGGCAAGACTTGATAACATTGATTTACAAAGAGATGCTTTTGAGGCAGAAGCAGATGCAGCATTTGCTAGAAAAGTTGCTCAGGGAGAATATAATGATGTTTTAGGAAAAACAGTTAGTTTATTAAAACAAATAGCAGAACTAAATGCAGCAATAGCAGCAGGTGCTGCTGCAGCAGAGGGGGTAATTGAATTAGATGCAGAAGAAGTAGCAGATGAAACACCATAGTTTGTTACAGCTTTTACGGTAAAAGTATATGATGTTCCGTTTGTAAGCCCAAGTATAATAGGACTTGATGCACCTGTTCCAGCTAAGCCGCCTGGGCTAGAAGTCACCTCATAAGTTACTACACCAGTTTTGCCAAGATAAGCTCCTGGAGTAAAAGTTACTGTTCCACCAGCGTTTCCAGCTACAGCAGTACCGATGGTTGGAGCATCTGGTATACCAGCACTAGATAAAACGGAAATGCTACGCATTAGCTAGACAAATCTCCCATGAGCAACCAGCTGTTTGCTGCTCGTTTGAGAAGTGTAGCTGCTGACCATTGTGCACGTAGAACAAGTCCTGGCGTTGCATTCACTGTAACTCCCGATACTCCAGCTACAGATGCAGCACCAGAGTTAGCACGGATAATTGTTATCTTACTTCCAATTGGAAATGCCACCGAAGATTCAAGTGGAACAGATATTATAACTGCTGAAGTTGAGTTTGTTTCAATTATTATACCATCATCACCTAGCACAAGAGTATAGTTAGAAGTTCTTACGTTGGTTGCCGGGTGGTCAATAACAGCATTAGTACAGTTTAATGATGCTCCTGTAGCTGCTCCAATGTTTGGTGTGGTTAAAGCAAGTGATGAGCCAAGCTTAGAAGTTGTTACTGATGCTGAAGCTATTTTAGCTTCTGTTATAGAAGAGTTTGCAATGTCTTCTGTGTTGATTGCGCCAGCGTCAAAGTTACCACCAGCTGACAATGTTTCACAAAATGTTTTTATTGCTGTATTGTTTTCGTTATTTTGTACTGCAGAAATTGTGTCACCCGTACTGAATGTATGAGGTATGGTTAATTGTGCCATTAGCTATTGCTCCTAATTTGTCTTCTCTTATATTTAAATGCTATTGAATTTAATCCCCACTCACGACCAGTGGTAGATGCGATTTCTCCTGTAGGTCCAACAAATTCTAGTTGAACCGCTTTTGCTCTTTTAAGTCTTCCACCAACTTGAATACCTTGTTTAAGAACGTTTTCTCCATAAGTTGCAGTTCCATAAACACCACCAGAACTATCATTGGAATATGTTCCACCTGAAATAATTGGGTCAAGGAATATTGTATGGTTTGTTATTAAATTTTTTGTATTAAAATTATGATACACATTAACTTTTATTTGCGTCGGGTCAGTTACAGCCTTAACAACATACAAGCTATTAACAAATGTTTTATCCTGTACATATCTATCATCATAGAACCATGATGTTTTATAATAAGTTTCAAAGTCTCCTAAATCATCACCTTCTAAAATATCATCAGTAACATTAGTAGGAACGTTTGCTGTATAATCAAATTCATCTACATACATAACATGAGCAAATGCATCATTTGGATTTATCATAAGATGGAAAACATCATCATTGCTATCTTGCCAGTCACAACCAGATACTAAACCATATCCCATAATAGCAGAAGGTGTTGCAGCATTTGCATATGTTGCGGATTGATATAAAGTAAAAGCACCTTGTCTGCCAATTGATGGGTCAAATACAAAGTTCATATTAGGATAATCAGGATTTGTACCAACATCATATAAATCAAATGGTGCTGACATCCATACTCTATCGTTAACAAAAGATAAAGTTATATCATATAGTCTATTAGCATTTATTCTATTGGTATCAATAATTGGTTTTAAGCGGTCGAACAAAGATTGAATTCCATTGCGGTCATAAAAGAACAAACCACCAGGATAGTCAAAGAAGTATGCTCCACCATTGCCAGCAACAACTTGCTGAGGATAGTCAATGCCTAATACAGTTGTAAGTTCTACTAATTGAAATGAGTCCGCGTCATAGCCCATAAGCAAATAAATAGCTTTAGGTTTAAAAATTAATAGCTGACCATCAACTATTGCAAGTCCACGTATGCCTTCTCCACCTGCAATAATATCTATGTAGTCTTGTTGATACCAGTTCTCTGGAGAGTTTTCATGCGACCAACGAAGTCTATTTGGATAATCAACTAATGTTGGAGTAGCATCATTATTATATTCTTTTGTATTAGCTACAAACATTTTGTTAGCATGAGCAACTACTAGTTCTGCGCGAGGCATGTAACCACCAACTGGTATTTGATATGGTTGCCATGTTGGGCTTGATGCAGTCAGGGAGGTGACGTATGTATCACCCTGTGTCCACTTATACATATTGGCTGAGTCTTTACCAACGGCCATATATAGCGTATCTTGCCACTGCGTCATGCTTGCGCCATTTGTTGATAGAACATTCATAGCTGCAATTGAGCTAGTATTTAGTGTAGTAAAGTTATTTCCAGTTGAATAATAAACTCTTCCATTTGATGGAGTAGCGCCATCAGTGAATCCAGTAGTAAGCATAATTGATGGAATTGTAGAATGCTTATAGTTAAATAAACCTTTTGGATTCCAACTTCCTACTACGGCAGTTGTGTTTTTCTTTTTATAGCCAGCACGTGAGAAGATACCACCACGTGGGTCAACGTCAAGATTTAATATGAATGGTGATTCATTGCCTGCTAACTGAAATTGGTCAGCACGAAAGTTAACACCACCAGTAAAGTCTCTCAATTGGTCAAAAAGAATTTGTGCCATTGTTTACCAACCAAATGCTATAGGGTTAGGACTGCCTGGCATTACTTGAATTCCTGGAGCATCTCCCCAAACACCATATGCGGTGTTCTGTGGTCCATTAAGAACTAAGCCACCACTCATGATTAATTGACGATTGCTATTTGGAGCAGTAAGATTATTTTGCAATACAGCTATACCTTGTTCAAAGTTACGCATGTATGCGTTAGCCATCTCATTATCTTCTTGATATTGAAACACACGAGCCATAACATAATTAACTAAAGGAAGCTGTAATTGTGGCGAAATATCAATTGCCGTGTTATCATCCGACAACCAAGCTAATGATGGGTTGCGGTATCCTCTAATAGTAAATGAATAATTATTGTCAGGATAAGGCCAGATGTTTAATTGGTTAGCCCAAACAGAGTAATATGATGGAGGACCAGGTTGGTCAGATGTCCCAACCCAAAGTGATTCTGCTTTAGCTTGGTCAATATATATTAATGCATTTCCAGAATAAGCTGAATCGCTATTTACTACAGATATTATTTGAGCTATATCAGTTATTGCTTTTGATGGGTTACCAATTGGTGCTGGTTGGCTTTGTAAAAATGTTGTATACGACCTAATGTTTTCTTGTACCGCAATACCATAAGTTGTTTGGTAGTACGGCCAACGAACACTTATGGCTACAACTTTTTGAAAACCTTCTTTAATAAAACCGTTAACCAAGTCAAGCTGAATATCAACGTTTTCAGTTGTACCGATTTCTAAGTCAGATAATTGCGCAACAAAACTGCGCATCTGTGCAAGTGTTAGGTTTGCATTTTGAAAAGGTATAGCCATTTAATAATCCTATTCTTTAGACTTCTTAGCTTCTTTAGCTTGCTGGTTTAAATGACCAATGCAATATTCAGTCTTTTTTGCCTGCGGAGCTTTGCAGCGCATCTCAGTTGTTGTATTAACATGAATGCAGGTTGGGATTGGTGGAACATACTCAACACCAGATGGTGGAGCTAGCTCTACAGTTGCGTCAACAAAACCTACCATAATATTTGATGGTTCAATACCAGGCATGTTGCCGTATCTTTCGGCTCCTACTGGTGTATGTATTTTGTATGCGAATTCTTTTGTCATTATTACTCCCTCGTTATTTGTCTTATTAAAGATATGCCGCCAGAGGAATACACCCCTGGCGGCACACCCTAGTCAGCTAAATTATGGCTGTGCTGGCCAGTCAATGCGCTTCCAGTTCAAGGTGGAGAGTCCACCCTTTGCTATGATGGAAGATGCATTTTCTGCAATGCCGCTTACAGCAATAAAACCATCTGCTGATGGCGTAATTACACCATGCAGAAAGGCTTGGTTCAATCCAGTTGCAAGTGCAACCGAAGCTGTACCATGGTCTGGAGTGTTGATTGCTACGCAAGCTGTACGAACAACAGTTGTTGCATCGGTGTTATATTCCGAAATGAAAGCTACTGCTGTTGGAGTTGCACTTGCTGTAATTGAGAATGCTGCTCCATCGGTTGCTGCGGCTGCTGAATAAGCAATACGAGCATTAAACTCGTATGTCTCTCCGGCATTGCCGTACCAACCAAAGTCACCATCATCTACTGCTGCGTATGATACGCCTAATGTTACGTCTGCTGCAAGAACGTTTGTTCTTTCAACGATTACTTTATTGTTTGTTGACATAGCTGTCCTATGCTCCTTATCTCTGTTAGATAGATTACCTAACTATGTTGTTTGTTTGTTTGTTTGTTTTTTTTATTAAATAGCTGGCACTGGGAGAGTCACCCGAAGGATGGCAACCTTTCAACTCCCAGCACCAACTACATCTTTTGCTTATTACGCGTTAGCTAACAAGTAGCCTTGACGTGCACGGTTTGAGCAGGTCAATTCACCATAAGCCATTACGAGAGCGTAACGGGCGTCAACGCCTGCTACAGTTCCGTTCTGGAAGTCGGTGGTGTTGAACCAGTGACCGTTCATACCAGTCAGCTTGAGGTACTTGCTGTTAATGAAGTACATCGGTGCTGAGCTTGTAGCAGCTGCTATTGCAAGGTCAAACACAACTGGTGTCTGCTTGAACATCAAGTTCTGGAAACCAGCATTTGCCTTAGCAACGTCTTGGTAACGCACGTTTGCTGTCAACAACGACTCATACTTTTCAAACAGGTTAGCGTTTGTAAGAATCAAGTCAGGAACATCGCTGCCCTTTGATATCTGGTTGTATACAACACCCATGTCCTGTTGTGACAAGGTTGATGCTGAAGTGTCCTGGAATGGATTCCACCATGTGTTGCTTGATGCATCAATGCCACCAACCGTGTTGTTTACGGTTGCTATGATGTTGCCAAGACCGTTAAAGTCTTTGCCACCATTGCCCGTACCATTGCTGTAAAGCATGGTGTTAAGGCTTGACTTGAGTGACTCTTCTGCCTGCATAATCTTTGCATTCAAAAGCTTGATGATTGCCTCGGTGCCACGGTTCTTGGATTCTTCGATACCGCTGATTGCGATAGAAGCAGCCATCTGCTTCCACTGGTATTCAGCAGCTGTGATTCCGTCTTGTGGGGTGAGGTCAATCGCATCATACCCTGAGTACGAACCAACAGTGTTGTTGACTGCGTACATCAATGGTTCTACGATTGAGGTACCGCCCTCTTCAACCTGGACTCTGCCGCGGCTGTTGAGGTGGTTAAGAAGGACAAGGTCCTTAAAAATGTTGTCGACCAACGTCGGCTGATAATTTTGCAGCGTAGTAGACAACAGTGCATTAAAGTCGGGATTTCCGGCCATTTTAATATCTCCTGTTTGTTTAGAGGTTTAGTGCTCTCTTAGCATTTTCAAATGCTTCGAAAACTGATTTAGGTTGTGCAGTTTGTGTGGTGACTGGTGATTTTGCCGCAGTGCCGCCAGAGACTATTGCCGCTGAACGCTTAGACTGAACTCTAGCCTGTTCTTCTGAAAGCTTTTTAGTAGCTTCAGAAGCTTTAGAATAAACCTTATCAAAGGTAATCTGTTTAAAGACTGCCTCTAAATCGGTTGAACCCGTTGCTAAAGCTTTTGCTACAACTTCATCTGCATCAAAATCTTCACCATACTTGCTCTGCAATGTATCGATAGTTCTAGTCAATTCATCCATAGCTTTTGATTGCTCGAAAGCTGCGATTCTTTGCTCTAACTGTCGAAGTTGTTGTTCAGCTGGGTCTAACCATTCATCCTCTTGAGGTTGGGTAGCTATACCGTATTGCTGTTGCAACAACTGCAAGGTAGCAGCTGGGTCACTTTGCAGGGCTTCCTGGAGTGCACTAGCGTACTGGACTTGCTTTCTTTGCTCACTGAGCTCTTGTGTCTTGCGGGTATAATCCGCCTGACGCTGATACCCAGCTAGAGCCTCCTTTACTGGAACTACTACTTCTTCGCCATCTACTTGGAGTTTGATGACCTTGTCAGCAATCTCTGTATAGTCGAATAAATCTAATTCTGGTTCTGGAGTTTCTGCTTGTACCTCAACCTCTTCTCCAACTTGTCCACTTGCAATGGGGTTAGTTTCGTCGTCAATTGTACTAGCAATATTTATTTCTTCATTACTCATTTGGAATCCTCATCCTTCTAATTGGTTGTTCCGTTGTATGTATCTATATAATAGGTATTTCTATTACCTATTTATTGCTGTCCACCTAATAATGCTTGTAATATTTCAGGTGGCAGACTTTGTAAAGCTCCTGCTTGTGCTTGTGGCACTTGAGGAGCTGGACCTTGAATTGGTGCTCCAGGTATCATACCAGGTGGTAGCTGTGGTGGCATACCTTCCATCATCTCTGGTGGCATTGGTGGAGCTTCTGGTGCTGGTGGTGGCTCTGGTGACTTTAAGAATGAACTTGCATTCTTTACACCAAATCCAGTATTTAAAACATACTCAGCTAGCTTTTCTAAATTAACTAGACCAGCTTGAGCAAATGGTTGCATTGCTGAAACAATCTGGAGTGCCATATCCCTACGGAATGCTTCGTTGCGTGGAGCAGTTGAACCTGCCTCAACATCAAAGTCAAACTCACCAGATATATAATCTTTATCAAATGTTAACCATACAGGTGCAGCTTCAGTGCCTACAATTCTTACAGTTTGCTCACCAGTTAAATACTGCTGAGCTAGCATTATAAGATTAGAAGCACATCTAGCTATAGCATTTTCAATAGACACAAGCTTTTCAGCCACTCTAGCATTACCAGCTTCAGCAATGATTGATGCTTCACGGGCGGTACGAGTAGTCTCTGGGATTGCACCACGCTGGTATTCTGAGACGCCTGACACACGGTCAATGTCATTTTGAATTAAAGTTGACTGATTATAAAATTCAGGTGGGTTAATCAAGGCCGGCATTGGAACAACAACGTTATTTAAATTCTCGTTGCCCTTAACAGGAACGATTACGTTATCATCATCAGATGCCAAAGCTTGACGACCATCATCATCAAATGCTGATTCATTAAACAACCACTTGCGTGAGTAACGCTTTCTATGGTTCATCATCTGTGTACGAGTTTCGTTTAATTCGTACTGCAGTGGTTCAATTGCTTCTAGTTCACCCATTGGATAAAAGAATCCAGGGATTTCGTAGTTGCGCAACATAAAGAATGGATGACCAAATGCATATGGCATCTTAACTGGTTTAATTAAGAACTTGTCTCCGCTGTCTGCAAACACGCACATCTCACCAGTATCAATATTATAATATTCATAGATGTCGCAATATGCTTCATCTGGGTTAGTAGGATTATAAGTATTAGTTACTGTTATGTCACCATATTTTTGATAAGAAGATGGACTTAATTCTTTTCTTGCGGCGGCATCATAACGCTTGTCTTCTTTTGCATCTTTTAAAGGACGACGAGTACGTTGTGCAATCCAACGAATGTCATTCATGCTTACAGCATCAACGTCTACATACATATCAAATGGGTCAACGCGCTCTAGGAATGGACGGTCTTCTCTAATAACTATTTGAGACTCAACATCATCAGCTGTCTCTGGGCCAGCAGCTTCATCAGCACTATCTTGAATATCATCAAGTTTTGCTTCTTCAACAAAGCGATAACCAGTTTTAACCCAGCCATGACCAATAATTAAATAGTCTTTTACTGCGCGCTGAAACTCTGGCTGGCATTCGTAATGTTGCCACCAATAGTTAATAATAGATTCAGTAACAATAGCTTTGTCACCATCTTCTGGTCTACGTGCATTAACATTAATCTTTGGACGACCAATAGAAACAGCTGGGGCTAATGTATTGATGGTTGAGAAAGCAATGTTAACAAGGAGTCTGTCACCTTGTAAATAACCACGGTAGTGCCTACCACGATAAAGGTTAATAAGTCTTTGCCAAAGATTGTCATAGTTTTCATTCTTGCGCCAGTTTTTAGAATAGTCAATCTTTTTTCTGTAGTTTGATAATTTATCATAATTACTTTGACGTGCCATTATTTTCTACCCTTTACCAATCCTTCGCCAATTGCAGCAAGTCTGCAATATCCATTTGGTTCTGCCTTTTGTACGATGATGTGGCAACCTTTCATTTCAGGACACCAGAAAGCGCAGTTAGAACATTTAACTCCCATTGCTTTCTTTTCATTTTGTGCTGCTGGTTCATAACCAACCCAAATACCATTGCCATCATTATCAGCTAGTTTACCATATTCTTTAACTATTTCAAACATAGATTCAACATAGTCAGCTTCTGCAGGAGCAAGTTTGATAATAGGATTAGTTACGCCTTCTGGTAACTCTTCACTATCATCTTCTTCTTCTTTATCGTATTCTTTGTCGCTTTCTTCTGACTTGCCAATCATAATAGCAATCTTAAAAGCTTCTCCCATTGGAGTTTGTGATGGTTTCATTTGCAATCCCACTTCTTTAATGCCAACGCTTTACGTGTTGGTCTTCCTTTAGAATCTTTCATCGGTCCTGGATTTCCTTCCATCCTTGCGCAAAATGATTTTCTTCTTGCTGCTGCTTTTGGTGACTTAGCTGCCTGCTTAGCAGATACTGGTGGCTTAAGATTCATGCCTTGTGCTTTTGCAGATGCGCGGCCTTTAGCATTTAATCCACCCGTAGGACTTTTACCTTCTTTACGTTGCCATGCAGGAGTTTTAGCCATTACTTCTTCTTTCTCGCAGCTTTCATATTATCAACTAAATTTGGGTAAGGTCTACCTGCAGCTTTAGCAGAAGCTTTAGCTGAAGCTTTTTGTGCAGGTGTAAGTTTTTTTGGCGCGCCTAGTGATTTAGGACGTGCCTTTTCCCATACTGGTTTACTTGCTTTTTTTGCCGCCATTTTTCTTCTTCTTTCTAGGAGTATAATTCTTAGTTGTAGTTGAAGGAAGTGCAGGATACTTAGGATTACCTTGCATTATTTAGCGCTTGAATAGAAGCCAAGAGAAACTTTAATAGTACCTACTGCAGATTCAAAAGTTGTTGCGTCTGCAAAGTAAAAACCAAACTCTGATAAACCAGCAATGCTACCTCTGTAGTTTCTATAAAATGCTGTTGGAGTTGCGCCAACAACATTTGTTACTTGAGTTACTAACGAAGCATTTGATGCATCATTTAATGCCCATACTGCTGGTGAACTTTCATCAGTTCCTGCTCCACCCCAGAATGACACTGAACCATCCCAACCATTGGTTGATTCAATAGTTACAGCTACTGTGTCATAACCAGCAACGTTAGTTGGAAGCCAGTCAGCTGGAAAGTTGTATGGGCCACCAGAACCATTATATGAGTATGTGTGTACTACTTGTTTATACATTATTTACCTTTTGCTTTCTTTTTAGATTTGCCGGCTTCGCTAAGTGCAATTGCAATAGCTTGCTTACTTGATTTAACTATTGGTGCTTTCTTTGGTCCTTTAGGATTCTTGCCAGCATGTAGTGTGCCAGCTTTATATTCTTTCATTACCTTAGAAATTTTTGCTTGAGCAGCAGTCTTTTTCATTACTTGCCTGACTTTGGAACCAATTTATATTTTGGAGGATTGCTCATCAAAGTAAGCACCGTATAACCATCTGGAATATTCTTAGGATATTTTGTTGAACCACTTCCACCTTGATACTGACGGTCTACTGGCTTTCCACCTTCTGCAGGACCCTTCTTGCGACCTGGATTATTTTGTGGCTTAGGTGCCTTTAGTGTTGGTGGAGCTGGTGGTGGTGGAGCTGACTTCATTGCTTTACCTATTGGCTTTCCTGAATCAGAACCTTGAGCAGACATAAAAGCTTTGCCCATTGGGCTATTCATTACTTCTTTAGCTCTGTTTACATTCTTGCCTAGCACTGGTTTCTTAGCCATTACTATTTTCCTTTTTTCTTAGAAGCCTGTGAACCTGCACCCTTGTATGGCTTGGTTATTTCAACTTTTGTATTAAGCAAACCTTTACCTTTGTCTTTAGTTGATTGACTAGGTAGTGCTTGTGCTTTTACTATTTCTAAAGCTTTTTTAATATTACCAGGTGTTGGCATAAGACCAGTGTCTACGGTTTTGCGAACTGTATCTGTCTTAAATCCAGGAACTGCTTTTTTGCGAGCAGCATCTGTCTTAATTCTTTTAGCAAGATTTTCTGTAGCAGAACCTCTGTTTGCTTGTCCTGTCATACGAGCAGATTGAGCTCTTCTTGCTTGAGGCGATGCACCAGGACCTGGATAGTCAATTGGGCCTTTTGCTGCCTTGTATGCTTCAGCCATTGTTGGCTTCTTTGAAACTTTCTTACTTGCCATCTTTTTTTCCTGCTTTCTTTAATACTTCTAGTC